CGTCGGAAAAGCGGTTCGTCTGCGCAAGTGCGCGGTCAATATCCGCGAGCGTGACGTGCTTGCAGTGGCAAAGCTCTACGTTCTCTTTGTATTCCATGGCCAATCAGACCTCTGTAAATGCGGACTTGTCCAGACCGCAGTCAGGGCAAACCCAATCCTCCGGGATTTCTTCAAACGGTGTGCCGGGGGCAATGCCATTCTCGGGATCGCCGACGGCAGGATCATAGACGTAGCCGCAGGGACATTCGTATTTCATGCTTGAATCTTCAAAACAATAATGATTATCATTACTGATTATAAAATACCATAACTTTCCC